TCAAGGCCGCAGGCTGCGAGATCGCCCGCCGCCCCCCGTCCCCGGAAGCAGGCCACGTAGGCCGCCTGAAAGTGGCACCAGGGGAAGAAGGTGATGGCGGATCCTTCAGGGCAGAAGACGAGCCCCCGGAAGCAGGAGAGGACAAGGGGCGGGAGCGCCGCGTGGAATGCCTTAGATGCCGTCGTGCCGGCTGCGAATACTGCTCCGGAAAAGGCTATTTCTCGGTCCCAGCCCCCTCCCGGGCCTCGTCCCCCAGGGATTCGGCCGGCGTCATAGCCGGTTTCGCGCCAAACCCTGATCTTTCCTTTCTGAAACCGGAAGTATCGGGACCGCAGAATTATCCCGAGGCCCCCCGGGATACGGGACATCCGAAGGCCGCTCGCGCTGCAAACGGCCACTTAAGGACATGTTTTCGGGCAAATAATTGGGGCGGCCTTTGTACATGCCCGGCCCCTCTCACCGACGCCAGCACCCCGGAGGTGGGTGTCCCCTCCAACTTGGATTTGGAAGCGATGGACGAAGCAATTTCCAGGCTGAAATCGAATCTTCTGGGAACCCGCGAAGCCTACGTCATCTTGGAATTCCTGAAAGCCCAGGTGCCAATTTTGACGGCCGAAAACAGGGCCGCCCGCCTCCGCTCCCATCCCAAGCCCCAGGACACCCCGGCCCCCGGGCCCACCCCCAACGATAAGGACGCGAGATGAGCGAAAAAATCAAATGCCCTAGCTGTGTAGCCGGATGGCATAACGGGCCCGGGGATAACCATGAGGTTCCATGCTATCGATGCGAAGGGAAAAATTACATCGACGCCCCCGCCCCCCTTCCCAAGGACGGGGATCTGGATACCGCTGGTATCGCCGCTCTCCAGGCCGATGTATTTGGGGTTAAGCAAGTTCTAGCCAACCTGGCCGAGTTCGGCAAGCCCATTCCGTGGGATGGGCCCATGCCCCCCCTAGCGGAAGAGGTATATACGGCGCTAGCCGAATGCTTTTCGCGCCAGCCCAAGCCCGAGACCGGGGATGTGGAGGCGGTAATCCAAAAGCTGTCCAAACTGCGGGACGCTTCCGAAGAAGCCATGAAAACCGCAGACACCAACGGCCTTCAAGCCTCGTCAGGCTACGAGCGCGGGCGTATGCGGGCGTTCGCCGAGGCAATCACGATTGCCTATTCCGCCCGGCCCCCTGCACCCAGGCTGGTGGACCCCGGTGAGGGCTTGTACGGCATGAATCGCATTATCCGGGATGCTGTTTCCAAGCTGGACCGGGACTGCAACATCGACCCCGAATCCGTCACCCTGGCCGGGGAAATCATTCGCGAGGCCATCAATCGAACACTCTGCAACCTACCCGCGGGCACTGAGGGAGGCGCGACGTGAAGCGGGATGCCGATATTTCCACCTGCGGGCGCTTCCGCTATACCCTGAGCCGGACATGGGCCGCAGGGCCGCGCGTCTGCTACATCGGGCACAACCCATCCACGGCCGACGCCGATATGGAGGATCCAACCACCAGGGCCTGGGCGCACTTCGCCCGCATCAACGGATATGGGGGATTCGTCGCCGTTAACCTGTACCCTTTCCGCTCCTCCGATCCCAAGGCCTGCCGGGAATGGGCCGACTTCGAGAACAACGGCCCGGACTGGTACGCGCGCGACGTGCTTCTGGCGAACATCGATCGGGTGGCACAGGTCGCCAAGAATTCCGCGATCGTGGTTGCTTCATGGGGTGCGCTGGCCCAAGACGAAATCCTGGTCGATAAGGTCTTGGAGGAAATCCGCACAGGATATCCGCCGTACCCGGAAATCTACTGCCTGGGCATGACCGCCAGCGGCGCACCGAAGCACCCCCTTGCGCGCGGCCGGCACCGAATACCACGCGATCAGAAATTCATTCCGTGGGCGCGGGCCGCTGCGGGAGAGGAAAAGGAGGGACGGGGATGAAAATGTTCGCATGGAACTCTGGGTTTGCCTTTGGGGGCGCCCTACATTGCCACGATGTTGGCCGACAAGGGACGGCGGCTTATCTGCTCGCGTTAGCAGCCCTCTTGCTCCTTCTATCCTTCCTTCATTCGCGGACCCACCCATGACCTCTGAGACGCGAAGCGTCGGCGACCGACAGGGAGCCGTCCTAACGCCCTCTGAATCCCCAAAATTTGGGGTTACGCCGCTCGCTCTAACTGCTTCATCGCCGCCAGGACGGCCGGGCAGTCTATCCGGTGGGCATCCTGCGGCCCCCCGCATCCTCCACAATAGTTCTCAGCAACCCATTTCAGGCCCGCGGCCTTGCCGGAATATCGGAACACGCCCTCTGGGATAGCGGTGGCGATGGCGCGGAGGTGGGATGGGGGGATCCAGGATTTCATGCCCCATACCTTTCCAGGCGCTGGTAGAGGATGAAATGTTCCCGGGCTCGAGCGCTTTGGTTCCAGGCCCACATTGAGAGGGTCAGAAATTTGAAAGGCGAGTTTCGAGGCGATTCGAAGGTCGGGAACGGCACGCCGGTATTGGGGTTCTCAGGAGATGGGCCGGCCTTGGGGTCGCTTCGAATCATGCCGGTTCCACCAAGGGAGACATGCGAAGCGTTCGGGTCTTGCCTTCCCTCCGCTCAAACTCATGGGTTAGTGCAACCTCGATAAAATCGGTCAGGGTTTCCCTCGGCTCCAAGAGCCTCTTGGCTCTGTCCAAGTCTTCTTGGTGGTATCGAAACCCGCGGGAAACCTTTCGCTTCTCCATGACCCTATAGTAGCAACATTGGCGCGCCAGCGCCGCAACATTGACGCTACATGTCGCGACACTAGCGCGACGATATGACCCGCTGTACGCCTATCCTTGCTGCATGGAGCCGGCCGAAGCACCCGCGCCCCTTCCTCTGGAAGACGTGGATAAGTGTAACGAAATCTGCGACCTGATCGCCCAAGGGCAGTCCCTTAACAAGATCTGCAAGCAGGACGGTTTTCCTGCGAAATCCACGTTCCTGTTCTGGGTGATGCGCTATCCCGACTTGGCTGACCAGTACACGCGCGCGCGAGAAATACAGGCCGATGTCCTGGTGGACGAAATCAACGACATCGCGGATGATTCTAGCGCCGATTATGGCTTCAAGGAGGCGGAGGACAAGGACGGCCAGGGAGCTAAAAAGGTTTTCCTCCCGGAACACGTCCAGCGCGCCAAGCTTCGCATCGACACCCGGAAATGGCAGGCCGGCAAGCAGCGCCCCAAGAAATACGGGGATTTGAGCACCATCAAGCACGAGGGCGAAGTCACCCTTTCCATCGCGGATAAACTCCAACAGGCCCGCGAGCGTGCTCAGCGCGGCTGACCAAGACATCCTGATCAAGGATGTTGCCGGGTTTACCCACGACCCTCTTGGCTTCGTGCTGTACGCCTTCGATTGGGGATCTGGGGAATTGGCCGAGTTCGCCGCCGGCCCCGAGGATTGGCAGCGCGACACCCTACAGGATATCAGGGAAAAGCTCCGCTCCGGGGTTATCGACGCCGGCCAGGCCATCCAGGAGGCCATCAGTTCGGGTCACGGCGTCGGCAAATCCGCTCTGGTCTCCTGGCTCATCCTATGGGCCATGTCCACCTGCGAGGATACCCGCGGCGTTGTCACCGCGAACACCGAGAGCCAGCTTAAGACCAAAACGTGGGCCGAGCTGGCCAAGTGGCATCGGAATTGCATCACCAAGGACTGGCTCACCCTCACCGCGACCGCCATTTATTCCTCTGACAAGGCACACGAAAAGACCTGGCGGATTGACCAGGTGGCCTGGTCCCTGGAAAATACCGAATCCTTCGCCGGCTTGCACAACAAGGGCAAGCGCATTGTCGTCATCTTCGATGAGGCCAGCGCCATTCCCGATCCCATCTGGGAAGTCACCGAAGGCGCCCTCACCGACTCCAACACCGAGATCATTTGGCTCGTGTGCGGGAACCCCACGCGAAACACCGGCCGCTTTGCGGAATGCCAGGGCAAGTATCGGCACCGCTGGACGGTGCGCCAAGTGGATAGCCGCACCGTCCGCATCACCAACAAGAAGCAGATCGAGCAATGGATCGAAGATGAAGGCGAGGATTCGGACTTTGTAAGGGTTCGCGTCCGCGGTCTCCCGCCCCGCTCCTCCATGTTGGAATTCATCGGCGTCGAGGATTGGGATCGCTCTATCCAATACCGCTCCGAAGGCCATGAAACCGCCGCCAAGGTCTTCGGAATGGACGTGGCCCGCTTTGGAGACGACTACAACGCCGTCTACATGCGCCAGGGCCGGAAGGTGACGTTCCTCAAGAAGTGGCGCGGGCTGGACACGCAGCAATCCGCCGCAAACCTGGTTGAATTGGTCATGAAGCACCAGCCGGACGCGGTCTTCATCGACGGCGGCGGACCAGGCGGCGGGGTAATCGATCGCGCTCGCGTGCTCATTGGAGCCGATCGCGTCTTCGAAGTCAACTTCGGGGGCGAAGCGAGCAATAAGAACGATTACGCCAACAAGCGCGCGGAGATGTGGGGCGAGATGCGCAAGGCTATGCGTGCTGGCCTGGAGCTTCCCAACGAAAAAGAGCTGCGCGCCGACGTGCTGGGCCCACTCTACAGTTACACGAACAAACAACAAATCATCCTTGAGAAAAAATCGGACATGAAGAAGCGCGGCCTGGCCTCGCCTGACCACGCGGACGCCGTTGCCTTGACCTTCGCCCAACCAGTCATCAAGGAATCCATCCCGTTAGGCAGAGACTTCCAAAGCGGCTATACCCGCACCCTAGGATTTGTATGAGAGCGACCGACGAAGACAAGGCCGAGGCCGAGCGCAAAGAACAGATCTTGGAGGATTTCCGCCAGAAGAAGACGGAATACCAGGACTATTGGGGACCCATCTACAAACGCTCCCGCGCCCGCAAGAAGTTCACCCTCCTGGGCCAGCAGTTGGGCAAGGAAGAAAAGGCACGGTACGGGTGGAAGCACCCGAAGGAACCCAACCTGCTCTTGACCTTCGTGAACCACGAAGCCAATAAGACCCTGCAAACCGATTACCTGGGTAAGGTTTCGCCCAACGGCGGCGGCGCCACCCTGCAAATGGCTACGGTCCGCCAAAGCGTGCTTCGCGGCGTGCAGCGGAAGGCCAACACCACCTCCACCCTCAACTATGCCCGCCGGGACCAAGTGGCAACCGGCATCGCCTACGCCATCGTGCAGATGGGCTATGCGGGCAAGCGGGGCTTCGGCAAGACCCTTAAGGACGAATACCTCGAGGACACGTACAACGTCTTCCCCGATCCTCATGTCAAGGAACCCACCTTCTCCGATGCCAAGGATTTCCTCATCAAGAAGCTGGTTCCCAAGAACGAATGGGAAGAGGAAACGGGTGAAAAGCCGGACGGCTGGGGGACCACCAAGGAAAAGGCGCTCTGGTATTACTGGGTTCGCGAGGACATCAAGGATGTGGAATACCTGCTCGAGGACGGGAGCGGAAAACTCAAGTCCGAAATGGGCGAGGATGTCGATGAAGAAAGCCTAGAGGGCGTCCAGCGGGACGACGCAGGCGACCCCCTCTCTCGCCCCACCACCGATTACACCTGGTGCTGGTACAAGATTCCCGAGGATGACCCGCGCATCCTGGACGAAGAGCAATGGGTCGGCAGCTATTGCCCACTGGTCGCCTGCACCGGCCGGCGCGTGGTGGATGGGGACAAGGTGTACTACCAGCCCATCACCGAATTCGCCGAAGAAGCTCAGATCATGTACACGATCTTGGAAAACATCATCGCCCTGCGTTTGTCCAAGAGCCCGTTCAGCAAGTGGAAGGTGGCCTTCGAATCCATCGACCCGAAGGCTTTCCAGATCCTGCGCGATTCCGCCGTTATCGGTGATCTGGATATCGTTTACAAGGCTTTCACGACCGATGGCAAGACGATTCCGCCCCCCGAAGAAATCGAGCCGCACGTCCTTGATGCCATCCTGATCACCCTGCAACAAGAGCAGGAGCGCAAGATCCAACGCATCTTCGGCATTTACGATGCCAACCTCGGCGAGAAGAGCAACGAGCAATCTGGGGTGGCCATTGAGGCCCGCGCCAAGGGCGGGGATGTCAGCAATTACGACAGCCAATACGCCTACATGCAGTTCGTAGAGCAGTTGACCCGGGTTAAGCTGGACCTGATCCCCAAGGTGTTGACCCCACAGCAACAGCAGGCCTTCATCGACCCGGACGACCAGCAGGCCATGCAATGGTTCCAGGCCACCAAGGGCCAGGCGCAAAGCCCGGATGAGGAATACGAACTCTCCATCGAGGCTACGCCCATCAGTAAGACGGATCGCGAGGACGAGGCCAACGCGCTGATCAACCTGCTCAAAGTGTCGCCCATCATCGCGCAGAACCCGAAGGTTGTCGCCATCGTGGCCAAGTCCATGCCGGGCCGGTACGCGCAGGAAGTGGCGGGCGCCATCGCCGGCAACGATCCGGAAAAGCAACAGCTTCAGCAAGCCGTGCAGCAATTGACCCAAAAGGACCAGCAGCAACAGCAAGCCATCACCATGCTCAAGCAGTCCTTGAGCCTCGTAAAGCAGCAGATTGGCCTCCTGAAGCAGTCGCACGCGCTGGAAGGCCAAGCCGCCGAGGCGGACAAGACCATGGAAGCGACGCAGATGCACATCGATAGTATGGAAAAGGCCCTCGATCGCCAGGTGGCCCAATATACCGCCGAAAGCGGGCGCATCACCGCCCACGCGGGCATGTTGAAGGCGGTTGGAAGCTTGATAGAACCCGACCCGTCCACCCCCCAGCCTGGCCAAGGCCTGCCTTGAAAGTCGAGGCGGCGCTGGTGATGCAGATCCAAATCCTGGTTGATGACCCGCGCGCAAGCGTGAAGGTTATCGCGGCTCGGATCGGTATTGACCGGGTGACGCTATGGCGGG